GCGTCTCTCCCGCAGCGGCAGCACAAGCCGCCGGAGGTTTGGTTGGACCCGCACCAGGGGCAGCGCTTCACGGTTTGGGCTCGTGGGCTGGGCACTTGGTGCGCTCTTTGACGCAGGCGATGCAGCGTCTGACGATTTTCGTGCCGTCTCCCGATTCGTGGGAGGTGTGGAGTTCCAGGGAGTGCCCGCACCGGACGCATTCGGTTGGAATGGTCATCGGTCTGCGGCCATGTGGAGCGTCAGGTGGGTGAGGCGTCGGTCGCGTCGGCGCTGCGCTTCGTGAGCGTTGCGGCATCGAACGCAGAATCGCTTTTTGCGGGCCAGGAGCGCCCCGCACCCCGGCTCCGAGCAACAAAAAACCCTCGCGTCCTGTGGACGGGGGTTTGACCTCTGGGTCGCTTCCGTGGTAGGTTGTGCGTGCATCGGGAAACCGCAGTTCCTGGTGCGGGGCGACCCAGCGAGCGGCCCCGGCGTTTATCGCGTCGGGCCTTCGCGTTTCTAGGGGTCGCACCTAGAGTGCTGTCCACCGAGAATACGCCGCGGCAAGCCGCCCGTCAAGGTGTGTGCGTTTTGCCTCTAGCGCCGAGGGGCGACCCAGGCGTATAAACGGGACAGGACGCATGAGACGGAAAACCTTCCTGACGCGGGAAGTAAGGGCGCAGGCGGTCGGGGTCGGGTTCACTCCTCCCCCGGCCGCTCTGTTTTTGGAGGACCGATGAACAGAATCCAGTGGCTTACAGGCGGGACCGCCGCGCTCGTAGCGCTGGCTATTCCCGTTGCTGCGAAACCGAAGCGCCCGACGCTGCGGGGTCGGTATTTCTGGGAGCGCGACGACACGCCCCGGCTCCAGGCGTATATCGACGAATGCGCCCGAGAGAACAAGTGCGCGTTCTTTTTCCCAGGCGGGCGGTACACCATCTCGAAGCCGCTCGTGCTCACGGGGATGTTCGAGATTACCGAATGCGACATTGAGCAGACGACCCCGGACACCGATGCGGTCCATATCCAGGGGTGGTCGCCGCGACAAGGATTTTATGGCTGTCGGATTACGGGGACCCGTTACGGTATCGTCTCCGACTACGTGTCCCGGCCCACACTCCTATTCACCGAAGTCTCGTGACCCGAGAGCGATTCGTGGACTTCCTGTTCGCCAGCCTCGGCGCAGCACTCGCGATTGCGATCCCCATCAAGGGCTGCTCGCTCCAAAAACAAGCCGAGCAACAGATGCCGACCCGGCGTTGACGTACATCTGAGGGCGTGATACCCTGCCCTCGTGTCTCACTGGAGCACGCGAGGAGTCACGTTTGACGGAACGTACCACCGCAACTACGGCGGCCGCCCCAAAAAGAGAGGCCCCGCTCCGAAACCGAAGTGGAAAAACTTGAGGCCGTTCGGGGAAAAATCGTTGAGCGTGCCGGTGGACGAAGGGCAGCAGCCCTTCACGGGGCATCCGGCTACCGCTCCGCCGGCAAAAGGCCGAAAACCGAAGCGTCCGAGCCTCAACGCCGTCAAAATCACCGATAAGCACGTCTTTGAGGCGGCAAAAGCCGCTCGCGAGCATATCGAACAGGGGAGACTCGCCCGTGTCGGCGGCAAGTTCAAGCGCCATCCGGGGGAAACGCGTGCCGCCCGGTACATCTCGAGCGTTCGGCTCGATTTCGTCAGCGCAGAACTCCTCAAACTGCACGCCTTCCAGCGCCGAGTTCACCTTACGACCCTCATCTCGGACATCCTCAACGGCTGGTTGGACGTAGCGACCGACTACAAGCAGGCGCTGTTCCGGGAATGCCTGCCGGAAGGCGTCACCGCGGCGTCTACTCCGGAGCGATTCGTCGGCTACTTGGCGAGTTTGGGCTTCCGGCCGTTGTACCAGTTCGCCGATGCGGGAGAACCGCAGACGGTGAACCCCGTTGCCGAGCAGCCTCCCGCTGCCGACCCGGCCATTCCGCCCATCGTCATCGAAAAACCGATCACGATGGCTGATGTGGTCCCGCCGATGACGCCGATCGGAGCGCAGACACCACCGGAGGAGCCCGACCCGATGCCTGAGCCGCCCCCGGCTCCGCCGACGGGTTGGGGGAGCGCCGCGCAGGCGTACATGCTCGGGATGGATACGGGTGCCGTAGGTCCGGTCGAGATGATGGAGCGCGAGAACGAGCGGCGCGTGGAGGAGTTGCGAGCCGATGCGGCTGCGCGACGGCGCGAGCACGGCATTCCCGACGAGCAGTATGGAGCAAGGCCCGATGGCAAGACCGCGCAAGACCCCGCCACCTCCTGAGCCGGCCCACAAGAACGGGAAACCGGCGGGGAAGGTGTCTCCTCGTCCGCCGGATTTACGTCGGCGGATTCAGTTGGTCAACGAGCTCGAAGCGGAGAACCGCCGCCGAGCCGGAGCCGTCCAGCGGGTCATCATCAAGGTGCCGCTCGACCGCAAAGAAGCGTTCCTGATGCTCGCCGAGCGCCACAACGAGGAGTTGCAGGTCGTCTTACGGGCGTGTCTCGAGCACGGCTACAAGTATTTCTCGCGGTTTGCACCTGTTGAGGATGGGTCATCGCCGTTCATCGCCGGGTCGATGGGCGATTTCCCGTATGGGAAGCCGCCGCCGCACGCGATCGACCCGCTCGGCAACCGCTTCCCGCCTGCACCGCTCCAGGACCGGGTGTTTACCCGGCCGGTGCTCCCGGAATACGTTCCGGCTGAGGTGCCGTTCGGGAACGAGGCGCGCACGACGTACACCTCCGACCGGGAAGAAGTGTTTGCGCCGCCGGAGCGCGGGTTCGTGCGCGTCGGGAGCCGGAGCGTTCCAGTCGAAGGCATCTTGCCGTCCGGCTCGACGCCGATGCCGATTCCGGATGCCGTATTCCAGGAGCGCGAAGTTCCGGAACCGCCCGTAAAGGATGAACCTGCTGCTGCGGGAGAGGACGCGCCGACGTTCGCGTTTGGAGACGGCGCGGGTGACGGTGCCGAGTAACGTCTCGGACCTCGAGCCGCGGGGGTCGCTCGTACTCATCGAGCCGTTCCGGCCTGACGGCTTCGTGTCGGGGTTCTACATCGAGTACCGTGAGACGCTGTACCCGGTGCTCGGGCGGGTGCTGCGGGTCGGGCCGGACGTGACCGAGGTGCGCCCCGGAGAAGTCGTCCATTACCGCCCGCTGAACTACACCGATGCGACCCGAGCCGACGGCAGCGAGGTGTTCTTCATCGAGGAGAAGGCGATCGGTGCGGTGGTGGACGGATACGACCAGGCGCAGGTTGCCGTGGTCCCAAGCGTAGACGGGCGACCCGCTGCGTGATACAGTCGGGCCAATGACGCTCTAGAGGAGAGGCGATGGCGCAACCGTCCTGGGCTCCGGCCAAACGCAAAGGCGAGTCGGAGAGCGATTACAAGAAGCGGTACTATCACGCTCAACGGCTCGATGCCGAGAAGAACAAGGGTGGCTCGACGTACAAGGCGTTGCAGCGCAAGGGGTACGAGCCGACGAGTAAAGAGTCGTCAAGCGGACGCAGCGGCAAAGACCCGAACATGGCGTCGTCTCCGGGCAAGTCCCGTTCGATGGACTGGGCGAATAAGTTTGCGCCGAAGCCAGTGAAGAAGGCTGCTGCAAAACCGAAAGCGGCGGCAGCGCCTCCAAAGAAAGACCCTCCGGCACGTCGAGCAGTGGCTGCATCTCCAGCGCCTGCTCCGAAACCGGCAGCGAAAGCGGCTCCAGCTCCGGCGAAGAAGGCCGTCCCGCCTAAGAAAGCTGCTGCGAAGCCTGCTCCCAAAGCCGCACCGAAAAAGGCGGCTGCGCCAAAAGACCTCGGGATCGACCTGACCGGCGCACCGAAGTTCGGCAAGATGATGCCGCGCATCGGTATCCCCGACTGGTTGACTGGACGTAGCGCAACGCAAGCCGCGCAAAAATCCGAGCAGAAGCGCTGGAAGGATGTGAAGTAGATGCCGCTACCTCCCGAACTCTCGAAGAAAGCACCGGCCAAAAAGAAGAAGAAGCGTATGGCCGACACGATGCACGAACTCGCGCACGGTCCCGTGACCGCTCCATCGCGCAAGGCAACGCACGGAGCGCAACGCCAAAAGCAAAACGTCGCGATCGCCATGAAGAACGCCGGGATGGCGAAACCGAAACGGAAGAAGGGCAAGAAGTGAAAGTCGGAAACGTGAAGCCACGCCGTCCCGAGATTCATCTTGGGGGGCTCGTGAACCCGAAAGGGAACGCGCCACAAGGGCCGCTCCTAGTCGAAGCAGCGATGGTCGAGCGGACCACGAATCGTGACCCGAAGGCTCCAGAACGGGGCCTTCGCTTTGGTCTGAGCCAAGAGACATTCGACCGCTGGTGGGAGTCGGCGATCACCGTTGACGACGGCGAGAAGTTCGTTCACGTCTACCAAGGGAACATGCTCGGTGCGCGATTCGTCTGCGCCATCGACTTACTGAAACTGAACCATCCCCTGACGGCAGACATCATCGTGCAGGCGTATCTTGCCGCTGCCGAGATACCCGACGAACACCTGAAAAACCATATCCATCGCATCAGTGCGCAAGCGCTGTACGACGACCCGTCGGTCCAGTGGCTGCTTGACCAAGTGCAGTATCGCTCCGACCGTGCTGCGCGTGAGCGCATCGCTCGTCGTATGTCCAGACGCCTCGAGCGGCTGTACGACGAAACTGAAAACCCCGAATCCCTGAGGGATGTCGGGCTTCAGAAGGTTATCATGGAGGGCAGTAGTCGGTTCTTGCTCTTGCAGTCTCGCGAGAAGCAAGCTGACGATATGCGGCGCGACAAGATCGCCATGCAGAAAGCCATCGCACAGGGGAAGATGTCCGAAGGCGAGACGCACAAGATTCCGACCTTGGAAGAAGCCAAGCACTTCTTGCACATGCTGCGCGACCACTTCGGAGCAGCGGAGTTCTCAAAGATACTCGGAGACGTGACCCCACATAAACTGAAGTGAAGTTCTGCATCTTAGTCACGGAGTATACGGGCTGCTTCTATTGGCGCATTCGCGTGCCGTTCTTGGCGCTGGCCGAACGCGGGCACCAAGTCCGCATGAGCGACGGGAAAGTTGAGGTATCCAGCGACGAGATACTGGTTGTGCAGCGCAACGCGCTGGAGGTCGTTCTCAACGGCATCAACACGCATCGTTCATTTGGCGGGAAGGTCGTCTTTGAGATCGACGACGACTTGCACGCACTTCCTCCGAGTAATCCTTCCCAGCCGTTCTACCGGCATGGGAGTTACGGATTGGCAATGATCGAGCAGCAGATGCGCCTTGCGTCGATGCTCATCGTGTCAACGCCGCGGCTGGCCGAGCGCTACCGGGAGTTCAACCCGAACATCCACGTCTGCTACAACGCTGCCGACCCGGAGGACATCGCACCGTATCTTGCCGATGGAGAGCCGGAGGAGGACGGAACCATCCGCATCGGGTGGGGTGGGTCCGATACGCATATCCCTGATTTTTCAACGATAGTCGAACCCCTTACCAAGGTGATGCGCGAGCGCCCGCAGGTTCGCTTCGTGTTTATCGGTGGCGATATGCGTAATATGTTTCCCAGTGACGTTCGTACCCGGATGCGTCATGCCGGAGGAACGGGCGGAGGCTCCATCAAGAACCCACCGTCGCTTGGGTTTATGAAACTCATTGCCCAGCAGCGTCTACACATTGCGATTGCGCCGATCGCTCCACTCGCATTCAACGCCTCGAAGTCGTGGTGCAAGTTGGTCGAGTTCGGGGCGCTCGGGATTCCGCTGGTCGCATCGCGATTCGGACCCTATCTCGAATACGGTCGTAACCAGCCGGAGGAAGTGGTCATTCTCGCCGAAGGGCGCAAGGAGTGGGAACGCGGACTGCTGCGACTCATCGACAGCAAAGAGGAGCGCGAAACGCTTCGCCGCCGCAATCGACTGAACGTACTGGCTAAACACCTCTCGACGCAGCGCGTCGTAGAATGGGAGAAGGCGTTCGCCACGCTCGAGGACCCGGTTCTCGCTTAGATGGAAGGCGTTAGTGCGGTCATCGCGTGGGGCCGCTCGCAGCAGAAAGACTTTCTGTTACGCGACTTTTTCACGTTTGCCAAATACAGCGGAATGTGCCCCGACATTGACGAGGAATCGTATAAGCCGATTTGCGACTTTCTGGAGTCACGGCTTCCCAACACGCCGACGATTGCCGAATGGCGCTTGCGTACCGGACGCATTTCCGAGATACCCGAGATATGGTTCAAGCGGTATGGCATGTTCCGTACCCCGCGACTGACCTATAAAACCTCGCTCATCTCGGCGCTTTGTCTCTACGCGTACCTCCTCGACCACAGCATCCGTATCATGCTTGGCCGTGCGACGACAAAGATGGCCGAGGAAACGCTGCGCGGTATCACGACGCATATCGAACAGAACGAACTACTGACCGCATCGTTCGGGAAACTGCGCTCGCACTTCGTGACCTGGACGACCGAAGAAATCGTGTCCTCGAAACGCGATGCCGGTATCCGAGAACCGACGATCGGTACGACTGGGCTCAACACCTCGAAAACCGGGGCGCACTTGGACCTCGTGATTCTGGACGACCTCGTTCACGAGTTGAACTTCGAGTCGCCGGACCAGATGGAAACCGCTCGCCGCCTCGTGTCGTCGTTCACCCCGGTAATGATGGGTTGGGGCTCCATTCTCGTCGTCGGAACGAACTGGGGCGACAACGACCTGTACGCCTGGATCGAAGATGAGGACGACAAAAAGGTTCAAGACGAACTTGCCAAGGGCAAGCACGCCGAACGCGTTTGGGACCGATTCGTGCTCGGTGCGTACAAAGACGAAGCGACCGGCGAGCTAAACTTCCCGAAGGTGCTCCCCGAGGCAAAAATCGAGGAGTACCGTCGCGACCCGCTCGTGGACTCCAAGATGTTCGCTGCGTGGATTCTCAACAAGCGGCGCGCCGAGGGTGAGGACATCTTCACCCTCAACTACATTCAGTATTTCGAGGGGGAGTTCGCGGCGGGTGTTCTGCCGGAACTGCGACTCGACCCGTCGTGTACCGAACTCATCAAGCGATTCGGCCGGCGCATTCCGCTTCAGGTCGTCATGCTCGTGGACCCAGCCCCGACCGTCGGGAAGCATTCCGACTTCACGGGGCTCGTCGTCGTCGGATTCGACTTGGATGCGAACTGGTGGGTGCTGCTCGGGGAAGAACTGAAGATGCTGCCGACGCCGCGGTTAGCGTATATGACCGAGGTGGCGCAGCAGTTTCCTCCAACGCTCGTCGCGCTCGAGAACGCCGACCTGTCCGCACCGATGTTCGAGGACAAGTTGAAGCGCAAGGGTCTGCACGCCGAGGTCGTGTCGTTCGACCCGCGCCTGGACCGTCGCAAGATTACCTCCTCGGCGCTGGCTCCGAAAGGACGCACGAAGAAGGCGGCGCAAATCGAGCGCTTGGAGCACCCGCTCAAGGAGGGGCGGGTGTTCTTCTCCCGCGGGACGACGTTGGCGCTCGTGCGCCAGTTGACCAAGTACCCGTATCTCGACCACGACGACGTGATCGACGCGTTTTCGATGGCGCAGGCATACGAGCGCAAGATGGTGCTGTCGGCTCGCGAGTTGACGGCAGCAAAAGTGGACGAGCGGTTAGAGAAGCGCGAGTTCGAGCTCGAGGGGCTGGACTTCGACGGAAGCGACTTGGACGCGGGAAACGAGCCGGAGGAGCGAACGGGTCAGTGGGCGGGACCTGGTAGCACTCGCCGCCCGGCTTATGATAAGGTGGCCCCATGAAGAAGTACCAAGTCGGCTCCGACGATGCCGTCACGAAGGATGTCCGGCTCTCAGCGCGGCCCAAAGGCGGCTACCTCGGAAACGTGATGAACCAAGGTGGAGGTGGCGGGCACGAGAGTGCTTCGACCTTGCCGGAGATGCTGGCCCAGGGCAAGAGCACGAAGGAAGGCAAAGACACGATCCACCCGCGGGGCCTTAAGACCCTGATGGGGCAATGATTTCTACTCGATCGGAGACGCGTCTAATGAAGAACTCGAAGCCGAAGAACTCGATGAAGAAGGGCGCTCACGCAGGCGAGCCGCCTCGTCCGCACATCGGCGGGATGAAAACGACGGGACCGATGGAGGTTCACGGCGGCATTCTCAAAGGCCGTAAGGCCAAGAAGTAACCGCTCTGGGATTCGGAGCGCCGACGCAAGGGCTCGCGGCACCGCCGCCGGCCCCTAGTCCCGCAGGCGGTCCTCCACCCGGAGGGCTTCCTGGCGCTGTTCCACCGCCTGGTGGCCCACCGCCGCAGGGCGGTCAGCCGGGAGCGCAAACGCCGCAAATCCCGCAAAAGCCGCTTTCCGAGATTCCGGTTCACACCGGAACGGAAACGCCTCAGCCCTCCGATTTTCGCCTTCGGTTCATTACCGACGCGCCGAAAAAACTCTCGGAGAACAACTGGTCGTCGCTCTCGAATGACCTCTACACCCAGGTGCTGGCGTCGGAGACTTCGCGCTCTGCGCTGAACGCGAATCTGAAGTCGTGGTCCGATACCTACGATATGGTGACGGCGCAAAAAGACCAGCCGTTCGTTGACTCATCGAACATCACGCTGCCGTTTACCGCTGCACAGTTAGAATCGCTACTGGCTTACGTTGTCGGACTCGTCTTTCAGCCGACGTTCTTTCTCGTTACCGGGCTCACGCCGACCGCCGCACAGTACGCAAGCGTGGTCGAGAAGTTCTACAACGCCGAACTGCGACGGCTGCGGCTCGATGGCTCGTCATACTTCCAGCGCATGGTGCAGTGGCTGCATCTTGCGCTACGCGACGGTACCTGCGTGCTGGAGGTGCTGTGGAACCGGCACCGGCAACGGAAGCGAACGGAGATTCCCTCACCGCGGTTCAACGAGAACAACGAAGTGGAATGGGGCTACGACGTATTCGAGTCGGACGTTTTCGTGCGCGATTACGCCGAGATGACCCCCATATCGCTCAAAGAGTTCGGGCTGATTCCCTTTGGGGCAAAGTCGATCGAAGAAGCGGCTGGCGTATGGCGCAACGAGTGGCTGTACGAGGTGCAACTCGACCGCAAGGTGCGTGCCGGGTACTTCGACTCGAAAGAGGTCGAACGAGCGCTGCGCTACTGGCAGAACGGCAATAACGCCTATTCGTCGGACCCGCAAGGCGATTACGACAAGACGGCATCGTACCAGGGCACGACGGGGCAGGGCCGCGGCGGTATGTCGTCGCCGTTCTTCAAGAACCGGGGACCGCTATTGGCCAAGCGCATCCACTCACGCGACTTCGATATGAACCAGGATGGGATTCCCGAGGAGAACATCTTCTGGATCGACTATATCGGGCAGCGTCTGCTCGGCTGGATGCCCTACGATTACGCTACCGGCCAGCGCCCCTTCTTTCCGTTATCGCCCTTCCCGCGGCCCGACAGATTCGAGGGCTACTCGCTTGTCGAACGGCTCGCGGGCGTGCAAACCGAAATCGACGCGCAGCAGAATAACATGAACGACCTGTGGTCGATGGTGTTGCAGCCGTTGCGTGCGGTCAAAGAAGGGTCGAAACTGCTCGACAAAAAGGGAACGTGGCGGCTCGGTCAGATGATCGAGGTGGAATCGAACTCCGAAGCGGACCCGACGTTACGCTTCGTCGGTCCGCAGCCGCCATCGGTGCTGTCGTATCAAAACGAAGCGCTCATCAAGCAGTACGGCCAGGAGTATACCGGGCTGTCGGACCCGTCGCTTGGAACGCAAGGCGGCGGTCGTCGCAGCGCAACGGAGATTCGGCAGCGTCAAGCGGCCGGAGGCGTGCGACAGAACCTCATCGCAACGTGGTTCCGCGTTCCGGCGATGCAGGTCATCAACTTCGTCCACTCGCTGAACCGCCAGTACCTCCAGCAAGACCCGCAGACGATGGTGGATACGCCGCAGGGGCCGCAGGTTTTCACGCTGCCGCTCGAGGTCATGGCGCAGGACTACATCATCGGGGTGGCTGGTGCGACCGATCCGGTCGATTCAACCACGCGGCGTCAGGACACGCTTGCGCTCGTTGAGGTGTTGATGCAGTTCTTCCCGGAACTGGTCAAGCCGCACGCTTACTACTTGGCGAAGAAGCTCATCGAGACGTATGGCTGGCAGGAGGTTCAGGCGATTATCGGCACGCCGGAGCAGGCGCAGCAGATGCAGCAGATGATGATGCAGATGCAGGCGCAGCAGGCGGCTGGAGGCAAGCCCGGTGGGCCGGGTGGTGCAAGTGGGGGTCCACCCGCTCGCCCAGCAGGAGTCCCTTCTCCCGGGATGTAAATGGGTCGGCCAATGACCGTTGCCGAGTTACGGGCAATCCTCGAGCGGTTTGAGCAGGACGGAAAGGGCGACCTGGACGTGACTGCTGAGAACGGCTTTCTCGGCTTTACGGAAGCGACCCTGAAAACGTATAGAAGGGGCGACCAAACGGTGGATTTGGAATGAGCGAGATTACGGCTGACACGACCCTGTTCGATGCGGCAACTCCGCCAACGCCCGAGCCGCCACCGCAGACGCAAGACCCGTTGACGCAATCCCCTCCGTGGGACCAAATCGTGGGGGCCATCAACTCCGGGTTCGATCGCCTTGCTTCTCGTCAAGATTCGGCTACGTCGGCGCAAGCCGCGCCAGCGATGCCGGCAACGTGGTGGGAGACGCTGACCCCCGAGCAGCAGGCGAAAGTCAACGAGCAGGCGCTGCTGAACTCCGGTCAGACCAACGCTTTCATCGCGCAGCAGGAAGCCGAGTATTCCCGGCGTCGGATGATTCAGGACGCTGCGCCCATCATCGCAGCGCAGGGCTCGACGTTCGTGGAACTGTTTAAAGCGCGCAAAGCGCGTCAGCCGTACTACGAGCAAATCGAGCCGCTGTTCGACCGGATGCTGGCGGGTGTAGACCTGCGGCCGTTGGTGAACATGACGCCGCAGGTACGCGATTCGGAGCTCGAGATGCGCTGGCGTGCGGCGACAGCCGACATTCAAGAGAAGATTCTGAAGAATCCGCCGCGGCCGGAGCCGACATTGACGACGACGAGTGGTCCTGCGCCGGTTGAAGGACCTGTGACCGTTGAGACGGACCAGTTGTTAGCGGCGATGGACGCTGTGTACCAGTTCACTCCCGAGCAAAAAGCGGCGCTGGAAGCGGCGAGTAAGGAATAGGGATGCGGCGAGCAGCGTTTCTCGGAGCGGCGGTCACAGCAGTGGCGGCAACGCAGATTGTCGCGCTGGCTGACCCGAAGCCGATTGCGGTCATGCTCGATGGCTCGACGCCTCCCGAATGGGTGGTCGATTTCTCGCGGCTCATGGTAGACACTCACCGCCGTTGTGCGGAAGGCGGCTCAACCATCTTCCCCAAGTTCGAGGACGGGTTTGCTCTAGTCAAATGGGTCCACCGGGACTGTGTTCGGTTGACGTGGACCATTCCGTACCGCTACCTCCCAGCGATTGCGGGATATCGGGACCAAATTGAACGCCGCGCTTTCGTTACGTTCCTCCCAATTCTGGAGGACGGAAGCGAAGGAGAGCCCACAACGTGGGCGTTTTCGACATTCAAGCGAACCGATTCTCGGTATCCGCATCTGGTTTTAGACCAAGACTACCGCGAGTTCACGCGCAAGCAGATTCGCCAGGCGACGACCTGGCATATCCCCGTAAGGAGCGCTTAGTGCCCCAGACCCAAAAGCCGCTCTCCGAGAGCGATACCCCCGACCACGACACCGTTCACCCGCGCTCGAAACTCGGCGCGAACGAGACGGGCGCGACGTTCGAGCGGATGGTAGACCCGCAGCGCGAGGCACTTCAACGCGCTGCTGTGCTGGACTACCAGGTCCGGCAGAACCCCGAAGAATGGACTCGGCTCCCGAATGGCAACGCCGTGCGTATCCAGCCGGGGATGCCGTTCAAGTATCCGGGAGACGTGACCCACCCGATGATGGACCATCCTGGCGGTCTGTGGCGGCGCTCCGGCGGTCGCTGGTACTTTCTCCACGACGAGAACGACGAGACGACGAGCCTACTCAAAGAGCCCAAGCCGCCGTTCGACTTCGGCGGAGTCGATTCGCCGCGCTACATTTGGCTCGTTCGCACCCCGGCGGTCAAAGACGACCGGCGTCCGGCGGAAACCGCTGCGCTCCACCGCCAGGGCAAGATTCGCTACATCGAAACGGCGGAGGTGGACCCCAAGAGCCCGATCGCCATTTTCGAGGAGTACGCTACGCCGAACAACGTCTACGTGACGAGCGGCACGATGATTCTCGCCGAAATCCTCGATGCTCGCCTGTCGTACCAGAAGTATAAGGGCTGGGACGATATGGCGATCCAGCGCGTGATGAACGTCGCTCAAACGATTAGTTCGTCTCCGTCGGTTATGACCGATGCCGGTCCCGTTACGACGCACATCGAGAACAAGACCGTCACGAAAGTCGATGGTCCAAGCGAAGTCCGACGAGGTGGTTAATCGAACGTAACGCGCAATAGCGTGTAAAGCCTCGAATGTACGGTGCAAAAAGAGCCTCTTGCACCGCTTGACGTTCGGTGTTATGGTGTCGCCAATGACCAGTCGTGTCGGAGGCTAGACGACCATTCCCACACTGCCGTATCGCTCTCCAGAACTTCAAGGGATTCCTGGCATCGACAGTCCGAATCCGAAGTTCTATCTCCCTGCACAGGGAGCAGCCTGGCGTGAGGGCTCGTTCCTCACCATCAAAACGACGGGAAGCATCACCAATCCGAATCCGACCGGCTCACTGGCAACAGCGGCCGGTCCTTCGCTTGGGAGCAGCCCAACGCCGTTCCAGATCGTTACGTCCTCATCGTCTATCACGCAAGGCGTGGTCACGGTGACGGCAACGGCGACTGGCGCTCCGGCGATTCCGTTCACCTACTACTGTGTGCTGACGTACACGGCATCGGGAACCGAATCGCTGACGAGCCAACAGTTCGTCATCAACTGTCCGGCCGGTTTGCTGCCGATCATCAGCGTTTCGGCGACCGGAGAACCCTCTGGTGCCGACCACTTCGCCGCCTACGTCGGGGTGTATCCCGGCGGCACGGCGTTGCAGCAAGCGTCTCGAACGACTACGGCTACCGGAAGCACGTACACGTTTGCTTATCCGCTGACGAACAACATCGGCGTGAATCAGTCGGCCAGCAATGACAACGCAAGCATCGTCGGAATCGCGATTGCCGACTCCGGTGCGGTGTACGCGCTGGGAATCGGCGGGTCGTCTGCCGCAGGCGGATACAACCAGACGCTCGGAATTTGGTCGAATCCTCCGGCGCTCGGCTCATCTCCTGAAGCGCAGTACGGGTTCGTTGCCAGCGTTGCGAACAACGCTCCGGTCGAGATGAGCCTCAAACAAGCATGGTATCCGTCGCTCATCGGTTCTTCGTTCGGCCTGACGCTCGATACATCGAGTGGATGGTTCATTGCCGATACCGGCGCGACGGCCATCGGCACGATCATCGGAAAGGTTACGGGTGCAGGCGCATATGCCAGTACCGACGACGTTGGAGGCTACGGTGAAACCGGAGCCCGCGTCCTCGTCAACTTCACGAGTGGGGTAATCTGACGTGGCGACTGGCGTAATCTCAACCCGCACCTCTCAAAAGGCGCAAGTCATGGCGATGGAGTTCGCGTACATCAACGCGAGCACGACCATCCCCAAGCAGTATCCGCGCCTGTTCAACACCTTCAACACCGACCCGAAGCGGTCGATTGCGACCATCGGACAAATCGCCGAACTCGGGCTGTTCGCCGGCCGAACCGAAGGCGGCGGGTTCCGTGTGGATTCGCCACAGGAACTCATCCCCGCGACGTTCACCTACTCGACCTACGGGCTTTCGAGCTACGTTACCGAGGAAGGCGAACTCGAGGACCCCTACAACTTCATGGGGATGCTCCCGCGGATGCTTGCGAACAGCGAGCGGTACACGCAGGACATCACCATCTGGAACACGGTCAACCTGTCGTTCAACCCGCTGGTCCCTGGGTCGGACGGTCTGCCGCTCTGTAATGGAGCGCATCCGCTCGGTCCCATCAACACGGGAACCGGCGTTACGTCGATCACAGGTCTGACGTTCTCCAACTCGCTCGGCACGGCTCCGCTGACGCCCGAATCGTATCGGCAAGCGGAGATTCTGTTCGAGACACTGCAAACCGACCGCGGTTTGCCCGATCGTCGCACGCCGAAGTTCCTCGTTTGCGGCCCGCAGATGGCGAAAACCGC